TGGGAGAGCAAGACCAGGATTGCGATTGAACCAGAATTGTAAAGGAACAAATATTTTTTCTAATGAATCATCATTAGTAGTAGAAAATCCTTGAACACCACCCATACAAGCCATATTTTGAAATACAGTACCAGTTTTATGTGTGCTTGTTGTGGCGGCACCTTCAGCAATAGTTGGTGTTACCATGCTTGGATTAGGTTCAGTTAATAAGGCCCAAGTTTCTAACCAATGACCATAATGTTTATCAATTTGTTGACCCCCAATTTCACATACAATTTCTTTAAGTAATGCCGAACCTGGATTAGCATACCAATCACTAGTCGCAGTCATTGTGAGGTCAGCTTCAACATACATTCTTCCTACAAGATCGCCATTTCTCGAAACAGTCGCAGTTACTTTATTTCCAAGAGTAGCACTTCCATTAAGTGTTTGTTCAACAGATTCCATCGCGAAGTTAGTGTGTCTGCGGTAGACAACTTTGAAAAAGGTAATTTGGGGATTACCAGTAAGGTAAATATCTTGAGCGCCATAGGCAACGAGTTGCATTAATCCTCCTCCCATTGTTTTTTATACTATATAGTAAGAAAATAATTTTATAATAAACTTAAATTTATTATAAATTTAAAAAATAAAAATTCTATAATATTTATGATATATTCTAGAGTTGGAATAGCGAGATACTCTTGATTAATCTAGTTAGAGTAAGCAAGACCACCCATACCCGACATAACACGGAGTACGTTGTAGTTGACGGCATATACGTGTCCAGCAACAACAGCAGCGTCAGATACTAGTTGAGCATTATCAATTCTTGAGAAATTGCAAGTACCAGATGGTTGATGTTCTTCTGGTTTAAGAGCAAATGAATATACACAGATAGAGTCATTACATTTACCAGCAGTGGCGGCTGCGGATGAATCTAAACCACCTGCTCCAGTGTGATGAGCATGTACTTGAACCCGTGTGAAATATCTAAGATCACGTTTTGCCATACGATCATGACCATTTAGTTTTAAGTTATAGTTTGTATCTGTTTGACCACTTCTTACGCCTGTAGTACTATTTGTTGTTCCTGTCCATACAATTTCTTTAACTGGGTGATTAAAGTTAAGATCATTAGAAGTAGAAGCTTGAAGAGATTGATGTTGTACTTGTTCAATGAGATATTCATGAGAAACTTGAGCGAAACGTCTGCGTTCATCAGTATCAAGGTAGATATAATCAGCCCATAGAGCTAAAGCAGATGGAGTTTGTACAGCAGCCATTGTAATTAGTACTTTAACTTCATGATATTGAAGAGCAATAAGTGGAAGAGCAAGTCCTGGATTACGATTAAACCAAAATTGTAAAGGAACAAAATGTTTTACTACCCCAGCATCCGATGCAGAACCTCCCATACCAGACATATTTTGGAAATTTGTACCATCAGTAGCATTAGCAGTTCCTATAGTTGCGGATGGATTTGGTTCAGTAAGTTCAGCCCAAACTTCCATCCAGTGTCCAAAATGTTTATCGATTTGTTGACCGCCAATTTGTACTTCAACACTATCTATCATATTAGCTCCTGGATTATCAAGAGTACCTGTTCCTTTAGTAACTTCTAAATACATTCTTCCTACAAGGTCTCCATTTCTAGAAATAGTAGCTGTTTGTTTAGAACTTGCCGCAAGATTACCATTAAGTGTTTGTTCAACAGACTCCATAGCGAAGTTGGTGTGTCTGCGGTAGACTACTTTGAAGAAAGTAATTTGTGGGTTACCAGTAAGGTAGATGTCTTGAGCGCCATAGGCAACGAGTTGCATTAATCCTCCTCCCATTCTTTTTTTATACTATAATAAAAGAAAATAATTTTCGCTAAATTAAACTTAAAATTAATTGATATAAAGAATTAATATAGATAAACTTCTATAAAATGTTATGAACAATACTAAAAATAAACCTAAAAAAAATAAGAGAAGATGTAACTACGAAAAGACTACTCATACGCTAGATGTATGTCATGAAAAACAACTCGATAAGTTTAGCAAAGAGTATAATAATTTAGGTAAATTAGAAAAAGAATTAAAATCAATCGAAAAGAAACTTAAGAAAATTGATATTAATAGTGAAATAAATAGTGATGATTCTAATGAAGAAGAAATTACTAATAATATTTCTGAAAAACTAAATTTAGTTCACGAATTAACTACAAGAAAAAATGAAATTACTAAAATTATAAAATCTATAAATTCTAAAAATACTGAAATAGATTATCTTACTAATACTTCTGATATTCTATTTAATTATTATGATTCTATAGAAAATAATAATGATAATTCTAATAATGCTAATGTAAAAAAAATAATAGATTTTTTCAATCCTAATAAAATTGAAGAGAGTTCTCCTAGAAAAGAAAATGATGATTCTAATAATCGCTCAGAATTACTAGAAAGTTATTTATCTACAACAGACAAAAATTATATTAATAACAATCTAGAACAAGTTGTTCAAAAATGTAATTATTGTAATTCTGAAAATATTAGTGAATTACTAAATGATGGTATTCTATATTGTAATGATTGTAATACTATAGAGTTTATATTAACAGATAATGAAAGACCTAGTTATAGAGACCCTCCTAAAGAAATTAGTTATTTCAGTTATAATAGAATTAATCACTTCGACATTGGAGTGAAACAGGAAGCATTAAAAGTGTGTAACTTCCTAGTATTAATATATTAAATATTAATGCAAGACATCTCGTAGCGGGAACTTCCTTAGAGTCTTACCTACTACTTTATATTGGAAACTTTATAAAGGAACACGGTTAATTGCCGTACACAATAGTAAAAATGTTAAGAATTGGATAATCCGCTTACCAGTATCTAAGTCCGTTATGATAGGATATGATACGGTGTCAGAGACTGAACGGATGTCGGTTCTCGATGAAGTATTAATCAAACTAAGAGAGCTTAAGGTACAGTCCGGCCTATAATGAAAGTTATAGGGTTTCCGCAATGAATGGATAAACCAAACACAAGGCAAAGAAACAACTGAAATACCAGAAGAAGTATTTGATAAGATATATTTAGAATTAAAGAAAAATAAAATTGATAATATGGCTACTTTAGACTATGATAAAATAAAATCAATTCTAAAGAAGATTAAAATTAATAAATACTATGAACATATTCCTTATATTCTTAATAGGATTACTGGTAAAATAAATCCGCAATTAAATCCTGAACTAGAAGAAAAACTAAGAAATATGTTCAAAGAAATACAAGTACCTTTTCTTAAACATTCTCCTCAAAATCGCAAAAATTTCTTAAGTTATTCATATGTTTTACATAAATTTCTAGAACTTTTAGGAGAAGATGAATATTTAGAATATTTTCCATTATTAAAATCTAGAGAAAAATTACATCAACAAGAACAAACTTGGAAAAAAATATGTGAAGAATTAGGGTGGCAATTTATTAGAAGTATCTAGACTTTAATTATTTAAAATCTAGGAGAAAAATTATTTTAATTTAAGATTTTATTTTTTACATTTCTTTACATTTTATTAAATTATTTTTAGAGTTTATTGATATTTTTAAGTTATATCAATAAATACTTAGGCAAGTCCGCCACTTGGCCATCCAACAAGACCAGCACCAACACCGAAGCCAGCACCTTGTCTAGCCGAACCACTTACCGAAGGGGCAAATAGGTCAAGTAGAGAGAAAGTGGCAGCAGCAACAAGACCGATGCATACAACATCAACTACTTTCATTACTTTGCCGGGCATTACGTAGGCAGCAACAGCAACAACAAGGCCTTCTACGAAATATTTAAGCATTCTAGAGACAACTTCACGTACATCTAATCCGTTCATTTTTATAATATATTAAGAGAAAAAATTTTGTATTAAATAAATTTAATTAATTCATTATTTTTATATTTATAAAATTATTTAAAACTATATAATTTTATTATTAAATAAAAATGGCTGATAAAAATGTTGTACCCGTTAGTGAAATGGATTACCTAGAGGAAGATGCTCAAATTCGTGGACAAGAATATGTTTGTTTATCTTTTCTTTCTCCTGAAAAAATTCTAGATAACAAAGATGTTTTTACATTTACTAAATTCACACAAAATTTCTCTAAAGAAGTTCGTGAATTATTTGAAAACTTAACAATTAAATATCCAGATGAAGAAGATGGATTTAAATCTATTACTGATAGATATAGATTCCTTTTTAATGATAAACATATGCAAGAAGAATATCAATACTTTATGGATGAAAAAGCAGAAGACCTTGATAAAGAATTTAGTGAAACTGTTGATTTTCAAACAAATGTTAGAGGTATTAAAGTCCGTGGTTCTTACAATACTATGAAGGAAGCACAAATTAGAAGTGAAGTATTAAAGAGAAAAGACAAGAATCATAATATCTATATCGCACAAGTTGGTTGCTGGTGCCCTTGGGACCCTAACCCAAATGATATTCAAGATCAACATTATGCTGAAGATAAATTAAATACGTTAATGAAAAAATACCGTG